CCCCGCAACGGCGGCAAGGGCTCTCTTATGGGTCCAGAAATTGGAACCTCATTCGATCTTAGGCAAAGGCTATTCGCATATTACGGCGAAGGGGATGTGTTCTTAACGGGTCGACTATGGCGAATTTTCGGCCCGTGAGTTACCCCCCTTTACCCGACTATAAAACCATGTTCAGCAGAAACGGTACCGCTTCCGCGCTTGAGCTAGTCCTGACATTGCCCATTCGCGAGGCGGATTTCAGTATCGAACCCGGCAAGGGTGACCAGGGCGAATGTGACTTTATTCGCAGCGTGGTCATGACCCCGGATAGCGAGGGCGGCATGGCCACGCCCTTGACTACCCTCATCGGCCAGATCACATCTGGGCAGATTTACCGGCGTGCCTTCTTCTTACCCGGTCGAGAAGACTTTCCGCCAGCGTGAGCTTGACGGCAAGATCATCTACGGCAAAGTCGCCTTCCGGCCTCCCTCTACTTGCCAGGCCCGGTATAACGACCGGACGGGCGAGCAGAATGGTTTCAGGCAGCAGGTTTGGCTTTTCGGTGGCAATCTGGCGCTATCCGGCAAGCAGAAAGTGCCAGGCTACGTCGACATTCCTAAGGTGCGGTCGTACATATTCACCCACGGGAAGCACCGGGAGCCGTTGACTGGTGTCAGTGAGATGGAAGTCGCGTTCTGGTGCCACCAGACGCAGATGAAATTGTTGATGTTGTGGTACACGTTTTTGGAGGGCATGGCACTACAGAGGTTGGTGGTGTACGGAAACGACCAGCCTGAGGCGACGCAGCGCGCCGATGACATCTCCCAGCTCCGCGGCAGCGGCGTGGTGGGCCTGGTCCACCCCATCGACGGCCAGAAGGCTTTTGAGGCGATCCCCTCGGCCGGGGACGCCGGGGCGTTCTTCGAGTCGGCGCTGGCCTTCCTGTCGTCCTGGTCGATCTCCAGCGTCCTCGCGGGGTTCCTTGGCCTGGCCAGCGCGAGCACGGGCGGCAGGGGCGCATATAGCCTAAGTCAGGATCAATCGGACTTTTATTTGAAAAGCCGCCAGGGCGTAGCGAAGGAGATCGCCGAGTCGTTCAGTTACGACATCATCCGCCCGCTGATCCTGCTGAACTACGGCTCCGGCGCGTCGTTCCCCCAGGCCAAGTTCGGGCCGCTGCAGGACGAGCAAGTGCAGATGCTTCTGACGATGTTCGGTCAGATGGCAGCGGCGCCCGTATTGCACATTCCAATCGCGATTTTTGACCTTTTGACCGAACGGATGGCGTCGATCCTGCAGCTTGACGTGGACCAGGTCCACGAGGCCCTCGTGTCCACCGCGTCGCAGCGGGCGGAGCAGCTCGCCGGGAACCCCCCGCCGGGAATGCCCCCGGAAGCAGCAGCGGGACTGGGGCAGTTGCAGGGGCTGGCGACCGCGGGGACGGCTATCGCGCAGCAGGCCGCGGCGAAGCAGGCGGGGAGCGCGCCCCCGTCCACTGCCCCTCCGCCGAGGATGCGGATGCCCGCCGGGGGGCCGCCGAAGCCGCCGACCAATAACCCGATGGCCGGGGGTCTTCCGGGGAGCGGGCAGTGAGCGGCACCGCCTACATCCCGTCACCGGGTGAGACACACGACGCCCGCGTCGCCTGGATCGCGCGGAGCCGCGGCATCACCCGCGAGCAGGCCGCGGAGGTTGTCGCCCGCATCTACTCGGGCGGCACCGTCCAGGTCCCGGTCACCCAGGCCGACATCGACAGCGGGTCCCCCCGCGACCTTTTCAACTCCCCCCTGGCGCGGGCCCTGCGGCTGACGTTCGACGGCGCGGAGCGCGCCGCGGTCACCGACAGCGTCGCGACCGTCTGCTTCCCTGACCGCACCGTGTCGTACTGGTACTCGGGCGTGCCGGTGACCGAGCCGTGCGAGGTGGGGCTGACGGAATTCGATGACACGGGCACCGAGAACAGGAAGGCGGGTGATGCCGTGGGCGGCGATGACCTTCAAGACGGGCACCGGGGCGGGCCGGGGAGCGTCCCGTGAGCGAGGGGAAGGCCGTGAACCCGACCGTTGGCAGGATCGTTCATTACGTCAGCTACGGCACACCGGGGGGCGAGTACGCCAGCCAGTGCCGCGCTGCCGTCGTGACCGAGGTCGGCACGGCGTCGGATCCGGCCGGCTTCGACTCGGCGGTCGGCCTCTGCGTGCTCAACCCGACCGGCCAGTTCTTCAACCAGGGCGTCATGCAGGACGAGGACGGGCACCGCGGCGGGACTTGGCACTGGCCGGAGCGTGCCGGGTGAAGCCGCTGCGCAACTCGGTGCGCGCCACCTACGACAGCCGCGAGACGGGCCCGCGCTACCACGTCACCACGCGGGTCGGCGAGCGCACCATCGCGTTCCAGGAGCGCGTGCCCGACCCGTTCGTGGCCCATACGGTCACCGTCGGCTGGCCGGACCTGCTGCGCGGGCTGCTGAAGCGGCACCTGCGGGTCACGGTCATCGTGGGCGGCGACCCGGACGTGGTGAACGACGTGCTCGAGCTGGACGACAACGCGCTTGTCCCGAACAGCACGCGCAAGGCCGCGTTCCACTCGCACCTGAACGAGGCCATAGGGCGCATGGCCGAGGGGAGCATCCCGTGACCGCTGACAACCGGGTTCTCGCGCTGCACTTCGCGATCGACGCGATGGCGGTCGACGGGAACCTGAAGGCCGCGCAGGCCGGGGACGTCACCGCGACGGCGAACGTGTTCTACCGCTGGCTGGAGGGGCCCGCCGTCATGACCCTGACGGCCGACTCCCTCACCTACCAGCAGGCAGCCCCGGAAGGGCCGGGGTCGCCGACTCTCAGGAAGGAAAGCACAGTGCAGCTCACCGACACCCAGCAGGTGACCGTTTCAGTCAGCGAGGCCGACAGCAAGGGCCAGCCGGTTTCCGACGCGCTCACCTGGTCCGTCGACAACCCGGCCGTCATCTCCCTTGTCCCGTCCGCTGACACCCAGTCGTGCCTGTGCGTGGCAGGCACCGACGGCACGGCGACGGTCACCGTCACGGACGGCAGCGTCACCCCGCCGCTCACCGCCACCGACGTGATCACCGTCGTTTCGTCCGTGGCGACCAGCCTCGTGATCAGCGAGGGCACCCCCGAGGACCAGCCGCCGGCGGCCCCGCCGTCCGCCTGAGGCCAGGGGAAGGCCCCGGGCGGCGCACCCGCGCGAGTGCGCCGCCCGGGCAAGTGCCTGGTGAAGGGAGCCGCGTGAGCGACAAGAGCCTGCGGGCCGCACTGGAGAAGCTGGCCAAGTGGCGGAAGTTCTTCGCCTCCTGGCAGGTCGGCACCGTCCCGGCCGGCGACGGGCGGTACAAGGCTGTCGCGGACCACTGGGAACTGTCGATCCTGATGCGCGCTGAGCTCTCCGCGCTGACCGGGCTTCTGCTCCGCAAGGGCGTCTTCACCGAGCAGGAACACCGGGACGCGCTCGAGCTTGAGGCGAGGCAGCTTGACCACGACTACGAGGAGTCCTACCCCGGCTGGCGGTCACTGCCGGAAGGACTGCACATGAGGATGCCGGAGGCCGGGGAGACGATGCGGAAGCTGGGGTTCCCGCCGTGAGCCTGACTACCGACCCGAACGACCCGCGCCTCGGCCGCGGGGCGGACGACGGGCCGGGACCGCAGAACGCCGCGTACCTGGTGCTCTCGGAGGCGGAGCGGGCGAAGGGCTTCACGCGCCCGCTGCGGCTGTCCTACCGGCACGTGGGCATCCCGGGGCCGGAGCGCCCGCTGCGCGACCTCACCGGGCGGGAGCGGGAGCGCTACGACGGCAGCGGGTACGTGAAGTACGAGGAGTATCCGCCGGGCGACGGCGCGCTCGGCCGTTTCTGGACGCAGGCGCAGCTTGACGCCATCGGCCAGGGCTGCGGGACGGTCACCACCATGGCGGCCGACATCGCGGCCACGTACAGCCGCTCGCCGTCGTTTTACGGGGCCACGTACTGCTGCGGGTGCCGCCGTCACCTGCCGGTCGGCCCGCAGGGGGAGTTCACGTGGGTTGAGGCGGACGGCTCGGAAGCGGGTAACCGTGTCGGCGCCTAGCGCCCGGGACCGGCTGCGGTCCCGCGATGAGTAACGTCGGGATCGCCCAGTTGACGCCGGGCGTTTTCGGGGTCAGCCACGGCACCGGCCTGGCCGGCATGATCATACGTGACGCGACCGGCTCCTGGGCTGGTCACGCGTTCCTGTACCTGGGCGACGGGAAGATAATCTCGGGACAGCCAGAGCGTGCTGTCATCCTGCCGGCTGACACGTTCGGTGACGCGATCTGGGCGTGGCGCATGTGGGATCAGCTCAAGGCGTCCGGCTGGACTGACGCGCAGGTGGCTCACGGGCAGCAGCTCGCCGCGGCGCGCGGGCAGGCGGAGGACGGCGTCAAGTACGACTGGGCTGCCTACCCTGCGTTTGCTGCCGAGGTGCTGCACCTGCGTACCTCCGAGGAGATTGCGCCATGGTTCAGTGCTGACAAGGCACGGGTGTGCTCAGCGGTCGTGGATGATGCGGAAACCATTGGGGGCGTGCCGATGAACTTCGTGCCAGAAGACGGGCCGGGTCTCATCGCGCGGCCGGGTAAGTCCATCGTGTTGCCCCCGAACCTGGTAGCCCCCGGCATGCTGCTAGGGCTCGCTCAGCGACTTGAGTGGGTTTGAGCTTCATGGTCAGGGTGTGCCGCGCGCCGAGGTGGCGCAGCGCTGTTGAGGTGCCACCATTGAACTGTTACGGCAGGTTACTGAAGAGAGCGGGGCATCCCCGTGGTAAACGTCACTGATGACCTGGTGTGGGAAGTGCAGGACCAGGTGCAGCGCATCGCCCAGAAGGTTGACTGGCTCGTGTCGCAAGCCGGGGGCGACCCTGCCGCCATCGGGGCCCTGCCGGTCGAGCCGGGCGCGGAGGACGTCGGGACGGGGCCGGTCCTGTGACCTCCCGGGACTTCACGGTGGAGTGCGCCGTCCACGGTGAGATGGAACGGGACCATGCGTTCATGGGGTGGACGTGCTCCGATCCCCGCTGCGGGGCACGGCTGCCCGACACGGAGGTGCGCCGCCTGGTGAGCGGCGCCCCGGTAGGCTCGCCTGATCCTGTCCCGCTGGTGGTGACGTGATGGATGACCGCGAGGCGTACGAGTTCTACGCCGACCCAGCGCACCGGGAGGCGTCCGGCCCGGCCCGGAAGCGGCAGGGGCAGCAGCCGCGCCTTTCCGGCATGACCAGCATCCGCTTCGCGCCTGAGGTCATCGAGGCGGTCAAGGGCCTCGCCTTCAGCGAGGGCGTCACCGTGGGATCGTGGATCCGGCGGCTGGTTGACCGGGAGATCGGGGCACGAGCGCGCCAGCGGCCGCAGGGCCTCGTTGAAGGATCAGGGGTCGCAGGCGATCCGCGGGCGCTCACGTCAACGCTCAGCCGGGCGCGCACGTTCTCCTGCCCGCACTTCTCGGTCGGCAACGTCGTCTCGGCGTCCTGCGAGACCTGCGGGCCGCTGGAGGCGGCGGCGTGAAGGCGCGCATCTGGAAGGGCCGTGGCGGCGTGTGGTGCTTCTACGTCTGCGGGCCGCTCTACGACACCACCAGCTTCCGCCCGACGTGGGAGGCGCGGGACGCGGCGCTCGCGGAGATGAGCGCGCAGCGGTCAGGACGTAAGCCCCCGTGACCACGCCCGCCTCCCCGTCTCAGCAGCAGGGCCAGCAGCCGCCCGGCCTTGACGACCCCGCCCTCGTCATCGCGGTCGCCGCGATCCTCGCGGGCATTGCCGGGCCCGTCATCACCGCCGTCGCGGTCGCTGCCGCATTGAAGCGGTTCGCCCTCGGTGCCGCCGTCCTGTCCGCCCTCACCGCGGTACTGGGCATGATCATGGAGCACCCCCCGCCTGTCACCGGCACCACCGGGGCTGCGTCGGAGCAGGTGCAGAGCATGAACGCGGCGAGGAGGGCCCAGTACGCGACGGCGGCGGCAAAGCGCGTGCTGGCGGCCGAGCGGGAGGCGCGGGCGAAAGGCGAGCCCGTGGAGGCGGCCCGGAAGGCGGCACTCGAGCGGGAGCGGAAGTACTACGAGCAGCACCAGAAGGCGATGTGGCAGCGGGCCACGGTAGCCGGGCAGGCCGACATGGAAGCAGCCGTCCACGGCAATCTTCTGGGCTGGTATAGCGTGCTCACGGATAAGCGCACGACTCCGGAGTGCCGCGCCGCTCACCGGCACAACTTCTACGTCAGCAGCCCGCCGGACATAGGTTTCCCGGGGATCGGGCCCCACGTCGGGTGCAGGTGTCGGCCTGGGCCGCCCTGGCCGGGCGGGAAGCTCCTCGCGGGCAGCACCGCCCCCCGGTACGCGAGGGCCCCGTGACGGCGCAGGTGCAGGAGGACTGGACGCCGCGGCCCGATCCAACGCTCCTGACCACTCAGCAGCTGCTGCGGGAACTGGCGTCACTGCGGGAGATCCTCGAGACCCGCCTCGACGCCATGGACCAGGCCGCACGGGTGCTGGAGCAGACGGTGAACCGCACCCCGACCCTCCTGCAGTCGGCGATCACCGGGGTGCGGGAGGTGTACGACGAGCGGTTCACCAGCATGCAGCGGCAGTTCGCCGAGCGGGACATCCGCACCGAGCAGACAGCGACCGCCCGGGACGCCGCCCTCGCCGCGGCGCTGCAGGCGGCGAAGGAGGCGGTCGCGGAGCAGGTCGCGGTGGCGGCCAGGGCGACGGACAAGGCCGAGGAGTCGTTCAACGTCACGATCAACGGCCTGCGGGACATCTACGACGAGCGGTTCCAGTCGGTGGCGAAGCAGTTCACCGAACGGGACGTCCGCACCGACCAGGCGGCCACCGCCAGCGCCAGTGCCCTCGCCGCGGCGCTGCAGGCGGCGAAGGAGGCGGTTTTCGAGCAGGCGCAGGCGGCGGCGAAGGCCGCGGAGAAAACCGAGCTGAGCTTCACCAAGCAGATTGACCAGATCCAGTTGCAGATCAAGACGATCGGCGACGGGTTCAGTGACCGGATCGCCGAGCTCAAGGAGCGCATCGACAGGGGCGAGGGGTCGGACTCCGGCTCGGCGCGGCAGCGGAACGAGACCCGGCTGAACACGGGCACGGTCGTGTCCCTCGGCCTGCTCGCCCTGTCCGTGGTGACATTCATCATTTTGTACGTGGTTAAGAAGTGAGGGCCGCATGACCTGGCACCCGACGCTGAGCAGTATCGAGCGCAGGGCCGACCAGCCCTGGGACCGGCCGCGCCC